ATGGTGGTCTCAGTGCTGTCCGATGCAAAATCATCCAGCTCTGCATAATAGTTAAGTGTGATCGTGCCATCGCCTGGATACGGGTACAAAAGCAGTGAGGCTTGCTCTCGAGCGTACTTGGTTGGGTTACCGACTAGGCTGTTCGCTTTGAGGCCTTGCATTGTTTCCATACTCACGCGCTCAAGTGTCGTGCCGGAGCTGTGGTACAGATCGCGTGTTTCTATGAAGTCATTTGGCAGCGTGATGTCTTCAGTCAAACTGCTGATCGTGTAGTTCCGCTGCTTCTCCATGAAGGGCACTCGAAGGCTGCGCTGGATCCGCGCCAAGCCCTGGTCGATAAAACGCTCAGTAAGCACTGTGGTGATATCGCTGCGGTTTAGGACATCATTAAAATGCGCCTTTAGATCGCCGTAGTTCATTGCGATTGATCCTCTCTATTGGATGTCGGTATTGTCCATCGGGCTGCGGCTTTCCAAGCCAGTGCCTCGCTGTCCCACTTCACGTCGAAGCTGAAGGACGTGCCTTTGCCTTCGCCGAGCTCGGATGCCCACAGGTATGCGCTGCGGAAGTCACGAAAGAACCGAGCATGATAGGTGTCGCAGTTAGGCATACCTGCTGCTGCGCTTCTTGGCTGGCTTCTTCTTGGCTGTCTTAGCAGCCTTCCTAAATGCAGACGCTTTCGGTGCGCCTTTGGAACCTGCCTTACGCATCTTCTCGCCTGATCCGGCCTTAATGCGTTTACGTTTAGCGTGAATGTTCGCGTATAATCCTCGTCTTGCCATTTACTTTCTCCGTGATTTAGCCCCTGAGCACTTCCACTTCTTGCGTGAAAGATTGTTAGGGCTGTTTGGGTCGTTCTGTTTCTTCTTAGAAAGACGCTTCTTGATACCGAGGCTGCGAGCGCAATAGCTGTCGCCGCGCTTCGTGCCTGGTGCGATGCTGTAGCCTTTAGCTCCGTATCGGACAGTCTTCTTGCGGCCTGTCTTAGGATTACGGACAGTCTTCGAGTACTTCTTACCGGCTGCGGCCATGGTTACACCTGCTTGTTAGTTGTAATGAATGCGTCGAGGTTCTCAGCTCGCAGACGTTTAAGAACTTCTTTGTGCGAGTGTTGGAATAGGTCAAAGCCTTCGCGCAGCCACTTCTCATGTACTGCGACAGGGATCGATGCGATGCGCTGGTTCTCACCCTCTCGCGTGTGCGAGCTGGCGAAGCGTTGATCGCGTAGATCTTGGATGAAGCTTTGCGGGATAAACTGCGACTTCTTGCGAGTAACTCGATCGCCATCTTGGATCAGTTCCTCTTGGATGTCGTGCATCGGTTGGTTGTCTTTCTTATCAGACATGGGTGCTTCCTTTCGTATGTATGGGAAAGGTCACCCAGGGGGGCAGTAAGGAGAGCAGAAACCTGCACACCCCTGGGCTTCCAATCAGCTAATCACTGAAACCTATGACAGGCCTGTGATCATGCCCGAGTCAGCAAAGTTCATGTGCTTGACTGACACTTCGCCGGTGACCATATGACGGTCGCTGTCGCCTGTTTTGGCGAGCAGAGTGCGAGTGAACGGGCGCAGAGACACCTGGCGAAACATCGACGGATCGATAAGAAACGCGTGGGTGCTAAGCTGGTGGCGGTTGAGTACAACGCGGTACTCACCAAACGGCGATCAAGATCTTCGCCTTAGTTCGTTAAACTAAGACCGCCCGAAGGCTGCTCATACTTTCGATATGAGATGAGACTATATCATGTCTGCTGTTGCAGACTCCTGCGCTTCCACCCCACTTGGGGTGTACTCCATAAAGGATAGTCGTTGCACCTTCCTTGCATAAGCAAGGCTTGGCTCAGGATTACCATATCCGTAAGGACTTAGGCTTCCCCTGAGTTCACAGGATTTAATGTACGCTATGCCGATTTGTTTTAGTTAACGTACAGGTCAATTACGTTGACCAGCTCGCGGCTTTGAGCGAACTCACGATTGCGACCTGACGAGGCGGCGAAGCCAGCTACGATAATAGCGTCAGCAGGTTTAATCATGAAGATGCTCGGATCGGAGCCGTTGTCGTACACGTCCTGACCCAGCTCAAGAAGCTTAGCTTCGGTAAGCGGATCAGTTGAGCCAGAACCAGCGTCTACAGTGGTAGAGATCTGTTGTGAAACGGAAGCCATTTCACGAGCTGTAGATGAGTTGCCGGTCACGGCAGCATTGTCTACGCCGATCATTGCACGTTCATAGTCGCGCTTGATCTCTTTCAGAGCTTTACCAAGCTGGTATGCAGTCTCTTTCGCACGACCATAAGTCTTAACAGCGTCAGCAGTTGCTGTGACGTTGAATACTTTGGTCATGATTTGCGTCGAATTGGATCGGGTGGTAGGCGTACTTAAGGAGCCGTCCACAGCCTGGAAGCCCTCTACCTGAGCATTATCTGCGGCAGCAGCGAGCGAGTCCTCGATCCACTCGAAGTTACGAGCGTTTACTTTCTCAGTCTTAGTAAGACTATAGAAAGGGCAATCGGTTGGAGTGATATCGTGAATGTGTTGTCTTCATCTCGGGTCGTTAATCCGAGACCGGCACAAGGCCAGCTTATAGTCGCCTATAAGACGGGATCATATCTTCACCCTATTAGCTAGGGGCAGTGCGCTTCCACCTCACTCGAGGTGTACTCCATAAATGGATGATCTCTGAACCTTCCCCTATGCGGGGCTTGGCTGCTGATTGTCTCAAAGAGATGTTCCAGCAGTTCACACTGTTTATTTAGACGCATTACTGCGAATGGATGCCATTGTAATCAACATCCTCAACCGACTCTGCCAGACCTACCTGGTCATAAGTGGTGTATGCAGCCATTAGTTTATTCCTTTCAATGACTATGCTTTGGTTTTACTCCTCCCAGCGAGCCATAAGTGCATCAGCAATGTCGTCGATGTCGCTTCCTCTTTGGTGCAGCTTGGCACGGGATTTAGCGAGCTTCTCGGCTCTTAATTGCTTTGAGCTAGGCGGTGCTTTCTGCGACCGCATAGTTTTCTTCTTCGATGCTTTCTTACGTTTAACTGTAGCCACTCGTTTACCTTGGTCGTAAAGACGCGCCTTGTTGATGATCATGATCGAGTTAGGATCAACAATCATATTCACCTGTTCTTCCGGCAAACCCTGAGCAACCGCATAACTGCGGATGTCATTGTAGAGCTCGTTAGACCACTCCGGCACTTCTTCTTGAAGCACCTTGACTGCTGTTTGAGCTTGCTCCTGCAGAAGCTTATCTTGCTCGGATCGCATTGATGAGTAGTAGGTGTCGGCCTCTTCACGAAGGAACTTGAGTTGCTCCTCGGCTTGTTGGGCTTCCTTACGCAGTTGCGTAAAGTCCGAGTCGGTCATGGTCTTAGAGGCGACCAACATATCGACATCGGCATAAGGCTTATAAGCCTCTTCAGCCTTCTCAAGCATACGCTGCAGAACTGCATTGGTTTTGCCTACTGCTTCTTCTGCCGCTTTTCGCTGGGTGGCTAGTTCTTGAGACTTTCGGGTGAGCGAGGCCTCTTGTCCATAAAGGCGAGCGAGTTTCTTTGCAGGTACCTGATGTGTCTTTCCGTCAACAGTTACTGGCACAAGATCTTCTTCGGACAGTAGGCGAGCCTCTTCGGCTTCTTCTTCTTCCTCTGTCTCTTCTTCTTCTTCGATCTCGTCTTCGTCGTCGTCTTCGTCAAGGTCCACTTCTTCTTCAGGGCCTTCAAGATCCTCGTCGTCGTCTAGTTCGACTTCAGGTTCTTCTTGCTCATCGATCAGCTCAGCTTCCTCAGTCTCGGCGGGAGCTGTAGCTGTTGCCTCTGGAACATCGTCTTCTGATGGCTGACTTTCATCAGCGTCAGTCCAACGAGCCAAGAGTGCATCCGCAGCGTCATCGACACTAAGCGGTATTCTTTCATTAGGGGTATCTGGGACGTTATTTGCCATGGTCCTAGCTTTCCTCTTCTTCAGTTTGGTTGTTGTCACCGTCATGCTTTGCGTTGATTTCATCACGGACGCTGACGCGCTGGCGCAGCGTGTTGGTGATGTCAACAATCGCACGGTAATGGCCGTAGGCCCTCTCACGTTCTTCGTTTGCCTCAGGCGGCGTGTTTACGAATACTTGAAAAGAACCTTCTACCAATGTGTTGATCGTTGTAGCGAAGGCCTCGCTTTGTAAAAGCTGCTCAGCCATGTCGCCTATATGGATCAATTGCTCTTCTTCATCTCTCATTTGCTTTCCTTAGTTTTGCTTCAACCGAGCCAGCTCAAGCTCAGCTTGGTCGATGCGTTGTTTATGCATGAACTGTTCCTCTTTGAGGTCTTGACTATCCGAGCGGATCGCCAGGTCGTTCTGTGCTTTGAGGGTGTCGAGCTCCAACTTGGCTTGGGCAATCTGGGCTTCCAGATCTGCCTTCCGCTCAGCAACCGCTGTTTGGCGATCTTGGATCTCGAGCTGTTTAGCCACCATTTGCATCTGCATCTCAGCACTCTGATCAGGCTGAGGCGGCGGCAGTTGGTCGGGAGGTGTTAAATACTCCTCGACATTCAATATGCCCTGATGGCGCATTGCGTCACGCATAAGCGCATAAGCGTTTTCGGGCTTGTACAATTGGGACAGTGTAGGGTCTTTGCTAAGAACCAGGTGCAGGTTAGCAAGCTTCTGTGCTTCCTTGTCTGCTTCTCCGTAGCCGAGCTTCAGCTCAACCATCACGTCACGCTTCTGCGACCACTCGCTTGGCGTTACTGATATGAAGTTACCGGCAACCTGTATAATCTTCTCAACGTCTTCATTCTCGACCGCCAGGCGATACACTTCATGGAACAAGGGCTTGATGAATTGATTAGCAAAGTTGCGAGCGATAATCTTCTGACGTGTCTGGCTCATGGATGCCAGCTTCTCGATCATCGCGCCGCTGTTTTGTTTACTTACAGCATCTTTGTTTGTGCCTTGGCTAAGACGCGATACACCGGACGTATCTTCTTTATCCTCGTCTAGCATCTTTATAGTTTGGAAGATAAACGGGTTTAGCGGAGCTTGCGGCATCGGCTGGATTGCGTCAGGGCGAGTGACATTCACAAGGCCACCAACACGATTGTCGATAAGTTCACGAGGATTAGTAAGACCGCCTTTTGTCACCAGATACCTTGGCGCATTAGTGATCGAAGCGTGATCTAGGATTGACCTAGTTAACACTGTGCGAGCATTCTGCGTAGCAATTAGCTTCTCGGCAAAGTTACTGCCAAAGAATGCGTGAGGAATTGGTATAGGCGTGAAAGCGATGAAAGGTATGCGGTCTGCTAGCTCACAATCAAGAAGCGTATTGCCAGCCATGAAGGCACGGTACAACAGGGCTGTACCTGTACCCTCTTTATCGAGCATGATATATGCCTCGTAGCACATGATCTGGCGTACTTGGTCTTGGTAGCCATCGGCGTTGTAGCCTCGGTCAGAGCCTGTACCTTCGTGGCGAGCTAAGATTTCAGGGTCTGTCTCTAGCTCTATGTCTTCCGAGTCGCTTAGCTTGCTAATCTTGTCTTCGTCGTAACCCATATCACGCAGCTCTGTAAGTGTCTTGCGTGTGCGGTGGGCGCAGAAGTTAATAAAGTCAGGGTGTAGGGCTCGAGCTTGTGGCTCGATCAGAAACTCTTCTGGCGCAATGTTTTCAATCTTAACTTGGCTGGTGTCGCGTGTGACCAGGACAGTGCCGCTAATAAGACCGAAGTCATCCGTCTCGCTGTCATCCAGCTCCACATCGTCGTCAGCCAGAAGCATATCCAGCTCGTCTTGCGTCAGGTTCTCAAACTCTTGCTCTTCTTGTTCTTCGCTTGTCTCGTAGTACACTTTACATATGCCAGCTCGTGCAGTGAGACCATCGTGGATCACGGAGGCCATAACGGAGTACAAGTCGTTCTGCCGGAAACATATATAATCAGTGTATGCAGTTGATACTTCAGCTTGAGTTACATCCTCAGGCGATTGTGGAGCAAACTTTACGATGCGGTTACCGGCTGCAAATGTCTCAAGCAAGCTGGCCTTTAGTCCTTCAACACTGTCGTACACGTCCATGCTGACATACTTGCTTTTACCCTCAGGGGCTTTTGGCAGCTTGCCGTTGTAATAGTCGATAACTCTGCGGCGTTCCGTTGAGATCTCACTGTCGTAATAACCTACGCTTTTGCGTATGTTTGTCTCAACGATGTTTGTAATCTCGCTGTCGGACAGTTTGCTGTATGATTTGATGTCTGCCATTGTTAGACCATTTCCTCATAGTAATCGTCTGTTGAATCGATCGGCTCCCAAGCTCCTTCGTGAATGTGATTGGCTAGTGCCAGGGACATCACACAGTCATCAAAGCAGCCTGGCTCAGCTTCCATCGACCCGCTGTCGGTGACGATGTAAGTAAGCATTTCGCGTATTGTGGTTTTGTCGTTTAGCTCGAGCTCGTTCTCACGAAGTGACGCTCGGAGCTGGTCAATGATCAGCGGCTTGGTTCGTGCCGTAGTAGTGAAGCCAAGCTTGATTGTTTCCTTGTCAGTAATCTTATCGACCTGCACTTCTGTGTAGAAGTTTGGATAGGCATAATCCTTACCCAACCTTGTGCAAGTTAAGATGCCGTGACCATTGTTCTCGACAATGATCCTGGCCTCGTTGAAGTAGAAGCCGAGAGCTCGCAGTACTTCTGCAAAGTAGTCAGGATGCACCTGACCCCGCCAAGTGGCGACCTGTCGCTTCTTACTGTCTAATACCTGGGCGACCGAGTAGTCACCGCGTGACACGCCCATCGCTACGTCAGCACCTATAATGTACTGCTCGCCTGGATCGTGCGGTCTATATGTCGTGAGCTCGCCTCGCATATGCTCGACGAAGTCTTCGCCTTCTAAGGCCAAACGCTGCTCAACATCCCTAGTGTCTTTTAACTGCTCTTGCAGCTTCTCTAGGTTAAATACGGGCCGACCTGTCGTCAGGAAAGCTTCCTCAGGTTCGCTGGGATATTCCTGCTTAAACAGGTCGAGCCCGTTCTGAGCTACTTTACGGCGACGAAACATTAACTGCTCATCATCCAGATCATACAGATCGGCGAGCTCTATCTCGTCGGGTGTTCGCTCAAACTTATCAGGCACAGGCTCTCGATATGTCGGATCCGCATACCAAGGTATGAAGACCGGCACAAAGCCGTTCTTGCCCTCTACAGCTCCTCGCCATAGATCGTAGTAGATGCCGCTTACACCATTCGCGGTACTCTCGACGAATACAGCAGTGCCAGGAGCATTCGGTACCGCTTGTAGCAAGCCGTTCCAAACCTCTTCAGCATTAGATTTGGGCCAGAATGCAAGCTCTGAACAGTGAACGTGTGTAAGTGTCTCTCCGCGACCGACACTGTCGCCACCCGCTGTGGCAACAACGAAAGATGAGTCAAGTATATCAAAGGACAATTCCCTTCTGCTTGAGTACTTAGTATGGGGCTTAAGTATCTCTGGGCAGTGCTCATGAAACCTCTTAGTCATATCGAACAGGGCCCGAGTACTATCGGCGTGGTGTGTAACCACCATCGCTTTACGCGCTTTCTGCTGCGACACTGAATAATAGAGGTAGCCACCAGTGTAGGTGGACAGACCCTGCTGTCGGGCCTTCAGAATGATTACTCGGATCTTACCTTCAGTATCGAGCTGCGCTTGAACTGCTTTGTCGAGTATCTCCTGTGCTTGGTTGAGCTTAAGTGGGGTGATGTCACCTTGCTTGGTACGGATCTTTAGAGCTGCGTTAGCGTAGTAAGGGAAGTCAGTGTATAGTCGCTTCCGTATCTTTTGCAGCTTCTGGTCCATCCGTAGTGCTCTCTTCTTCCTCTTGTAGTAGGCCTTCAAGGAAGCCTTCTGCTTTGCCAATAGTTACATCGGACTTGGATGCTGGTTTCTGCTTGGTGAAGTCCAAGACAAGACGGGCAGCAGCAAGACGCTCTCTGGTTTCACCAGGTACACGCATTACTTCGACCGCTGTCTTTAGAGCTTCTTTAGCGAAGTCATCCTCTGGGGCATCGCCATTCTTAGACATGATCTCTACAAACCTTTCTGCTTCTTGTTTGGCTTTCTCGCGCAGCGGCGCGATAGTCTCTTTGGTGTAACCATGAGGGACACCGGCCGGTCTGCCAGGGTTCTTGCGGGGCTGTTTAGCCCACGCTGCACGTTTGGCTCGCCCCTCAGCAGTTTTGCCTAGCTCGGCAAAGTAGTTCTTCTTAGGAGCTCGCTGAGGGTACTTCTTCTTTGTAGTCATCGGCTAGCAAGCCATTGGTCATAGCGATCTGCTATGCACTTGCGACGAGCTTCGCTACCGATCTCGGTATAGCCGATTTGATGGCAGAGTTTCACTGCCCAGCGGAGCCCACGCTCTTCTGCAGTCTCTGGTCGCCACTCTTGAGGGACGTATCCAGTGCAAGCAGTCAGCATAACGCTAGCTGCTGTTGCAATAACAAGCTTCTTAAACATGGTGTTTCCTTTGTCTTAGATGATCGAAAGAGCCCCCTGCCCTTGTGGCGACAACGCGCCTGGTGTCATTGGTTGCTCTTCTGGTTCCTCACCGCCATTGGCTGCGAGTATCGCCAACGCTGCGGCGACCATTGTTGCTATGGGTGATGAGTAGAACTGCAGAGTGTCTTTATTAAAAGTAGCGTTATTCAAAAGCTTCCTAATAAACTCGGCAGTGGTCGGCATAGTTTCTTTGGCAAACTTAGGATCGACCATGTAGACCCAGATTGGGTCAACAGCAAACTCGGCTGGGTTGCGAATGTAGTTATTGCGGTGCTTCGTCATTGCTTGGATAGCTTCCCGCCGATATGCATCGGGGCTCTTAAACTGAGCAGGACTAGCACCTGCCTCTATTTGTTCCTGTTTGTAAGCCTCGAACTCAGCAAGAGAAGCGTCTGCAAAAGCATCAGGGTCGGCACCGAATGGGGCGCGAACAAAGTGAGGAATAACTGTCCCATCGCCGTTATCGAGATTGATATTACCGAAGTCTTGTAGGTTCGTAATCTCTTCCAAGATCAGCTTGGCATCTTCCTGTGTAATACCAAAGATATCTAGCACAGGACGCTTCTCATCTCGCTTAGCATACCTAACAGTATCTAACAGGATGCTTCTAAACGAATCTCGGTGGACGTTATGCTCGTTAAGAGTTAAGGGGCTTCTTATTTGCTCAGGATCATATATGCTCAGCACACCTTTAGGAGTGTTATCATCAAGGTTCATTAAGGGAAGAGCCTCAAGGAAGTGAGCAATCTCGTGCGCTAGGGTTGCGATAAACCCATCTTTGGATTGCACGGCTGCTCCCGTATCCTTTGTGCGTTTTGGATACCCAGGTTCCATCATAATCATGGTTGGCGGCTTCTTGCCAAACCGAGATATGCTAGCCCCACCCATTGTAGTAACGCCGGATTTGTTCTTTATCCCTGACTCGCGTTCCATAGCTGCCATTGACTTGACAGTACCAAACACGATGCCAAGAGCTTTAGCTAGTCGCTCTAGGTCTGCTCTTTTCCTGATGCCATTTTCAAAAGGACTGCCAGGTTTACCTACCTCAAAGATAGGCTTGGCGTTTTCTTCCTGCGCTGCAACCTGCCGGACAGAAGGTACTACGACTTCTTCTTGTACGGGCTGGGCGGGTTGAGCACTACTGTCTGGCTCGGAGAGGATCCCTGGGAGCTCGGCTTGGGCTGATTGTTCCGATAGGATGCCTCCATCAGTTCCCGAGATGCTTTCAGCAGTTCCCCCGCTTCCTTGCTCTGCGCCCAGTTTCTGTTTGTACGTTTCTGCTGCATTACTAAAGCTTTCACTCTTAACTGTTGCACCATAATCTCTATATAGGCCTTGTTCATAGTACCACAAGAGGGCCTGAGCAGCTTGTGGAGTTATATTTAGTCGGTTACCAACTTCGGTAAACGCCGCTTTCATAGTAGGACGCTCGACTTCGTTTGGCTGTTCGTTAAGGCCGTTACCATCGCTAGCATCTTTCTTAAGAAGATCGCCAGTGTATCTACGATAGGTGCGAGTAGCCCAAACGTCTAATGTAACCTCGTCAATGCCATTAAGGTTGAGAAAGAAAGGCCCAACCTTTGGCCCAAACATAAAGATACCAGGTACCTCAGCATTCTTGCCGCCTTTGATTTTACCCTGCGGCCCGAAACCGGCTTCCTTACGGATAGCGTCGATGTCTGATTTCTTCTGGTTACTATATAAGAAATCCAGCGTGTCTTTTACACCCCTAGTCTCCAGCATATGCCGGAAGATCTTCAAACCAGGCTCGACGCTTCCTGACTTTAGCCCGAACAGGCTTTTAGTTTGTGGGTTAACCATGCGAGGCTTGCCAAAGCGGTCTTTCTTCTGGAACTGCTCGGCAGTGTCTATAATACCAATCTCACCTGTATCTATATAATGACGCATCAGGTCAGAAGCATATCGCCAGTTAATGGTAGGCGTATGTCCAACAGATGTCAGTGCAGCTAAGACAAACATAATGTGCCGATTGTCAGCACTGTCTAACAGGCCAGGGATATACTCATTTGTCGTATTCATGGCTGCGTCAATGTCATCCGCATACCACGTCACAGCATCAGGCGTTTGAGCGAGCTGGTATTGACCCTCTTCAGTCATTGCATCGACTAAGGTAGCAAAGTCAGCTTCATCACCCATTGGGTCTAAAGGTCTGCCATACTTATCGAGCTGCTGCTGAGTTAGGAGCTCGCCGATCTCTCTATGCGCTCGTCGGGGTGCAGCTTCAATTGGATCGCGTTCCAATACAGTGCTTTCCTCAATAAACTCTTGAGGGCGAGC